GTCCCAAATTGCGGTGGCTACGGTCGCGATGCCCTCGGCCACCGCCGAGGCAAGGGTGGCAAGCTTCAACGCGTTACTTGCCGCCTTGACCACCTCTATGGTGGCGCCGAGCCCGGTCATTGCCGCACCCGCCGCGGTAATGGCCGGGCCGTACTTTTGCCCGAATTGCGCGATGTTATCGGATATCTGAGCTTTTAGCGCCTTGAGCCGTCCGCTAAAGGTGTCGGCGGCGGCGGCGCCCTGGCCCTTGAGCTTTTTACTTAGTTCCTCGACGCCCTTGCCTTGGTTGGCCGCCGAATCCTTGGCGTCCTTTTGCGCTTGGTTCAGTTTGCCGTGTGCGGTGTACGCGGTGAGCGTGGCGCCCACAACCTTGTCTTGTGCGTCCTTGAGCTTCATCGCCTCAACGGTGGTCAAGCTCTTTTTGGTGGCGTCTTGGGCCTCTAGCTCGGCCAGCGATCGCTTGGCCGTGGACAGTTTCACGTCGTCGGCCGTGGCCGTCTTGGTGGCTACTTGCAAGACCTTTTGCGCCGTGCCCACCTTGGTTACTTGAATACCGTATTCCTTGAATATTTTCGCGTTCCCGTTGTAAGCCTTGCCCAGTTGGGTACTTGCCGTCGTCAAATCCTCGTGTTTGGCCGCGGCGAGGTCGGTGGCCGTGTTCAACAATTGCAACGCTTTGGTCGGGCTCCCCGTGGCTTGGGTGAGGATGCGCAAACTGTCCTGGGTGGCGTCGGCCGTGTTGCCGAAATGCTCTTGGTGCTTTATTGCGTCCTCGACCTTGCCCGCGTATTGGTCGTACGAGTGGCCCGTGGCACCAACGGCCGCTTGCAACTGTGCATGGGCCGCCGCGTCTTTGGACCCAAGCGCGCTCAAGGTGAGGCCAAGGCCCGCCGCACCCGCGCCCGCCGCGATGAATGACGGCCCAATGTCCTTGACGTGGCCCGAGATTTTGCCCATGCCCGCGTCAACGGTGGACAGGGCGGCGCCGAACGGGCCAAGGACGCCGGTTTGATTGATCGCACCGAGGGCACCCGAAAACGCGCCGTGTAGGGATTTGGCCGTGCTGGCGCCCTTGGTGGCGGTTTGGTCAAAGGCTTTGTTGAGGCCCGCGGCGTCACCGAGGAACCGTACGAAAATGGACGGCCCGGCCACGGCCTACCTCTTGGCGTTGGCGCGGCGTATGGCGTCGGCCTCGGCTAGCTGTACGCGAATCATGGCCGCAAACATCTCGTCGTTGAGCGCGTCCATTTCATCGGGCGTTAGCCGCCAGTATCGGAGGAAATGGGCGCGGGCGTCGTAGACCTGCCGTTGCCTAAATCCAACGCGTCGGCCACCTCGACCTCAACGTCGTACGCGTGCGCCCACATGCTCGCCAGGTCTCGGTCAGGGAAATCGCGTATAAGGGCGCGAAACGCCGTCAAGCGAAACGGCGCGGCGTCGGCAAGCTCGCCCACGGTACGGCCCGTAATCTCGGTGATTCGGTCCATGACGCGTTGAGAGGGCAAGCGGGATTGAAAGGATTTGGTGACAACCACGCAATCGGGCAACGGCTCGTTGGCGCTCGTGTCGTAGGACTCGGCTTGCTCGTCAATCATGCACACTCTCCGCGTTGGTCGTCTTGTTGGTCCAATCGAAATTGTCGAACGCTTTTTGGGCAGCCTCGGTGTAGAGGTGCCCGGCCGTCGCCGCCAAGTTCTCATTGCCCGCCGTCGGGTAGAGATAACGCCCGGTCGAGATAAACGGGTACGCCGTTGATTTCTTGGGCGGGTAGCCGCCGAAATCCACCGCACCCGCATAGGGCACGGTGCCCTTGTTGCCGACGCGGACACCCGCGCCGGTACGCGTGGCGCTCACCCTTACCGAACCGGCCAGCCGTCCTGGGTGCTTGTCGTAGCGCCCGCCGTCTTGTGGGTAAGCCTCTCGCACGGCACTCGCCACAGGTTGGGCCGCCACACGCCCGGCCTCGCGCATGGCGGCGAACAATGGCCCGGCTTGGTCACCACACATGCGCTTTATGTCACGGTTAAGGGCGCGTAGGCCGATTATGTCAACACTCGGCGCTTGGGCCATGGCTCACGCGTGCTTGCCCGCGGCCCACGCCGCGCCGGTCCAGTTGTTCGCCAGGAGGTCGGCGGTGATCACGTATTGGCCCGTGGTCCAGTTGGTCGCGGGCGAGGCCACAACACCGCCGCTGGTCAACGCGGCGAGGTTGGCCGGAACCGCCGCGCCGCTCGGCGTGAAATAGCCCGGCTGGCCCGCCACCGCACCCGTTGCCACCACGCCCGTCTTGTCCACGTTCCACGGCCCGGTAAGTATCCAATCAATTTGGGTTTCGCTTGCCGTACCGGCGTCCCCCACGATGAGGTCAAAAGGTTGTGGGATCACAAAGCCCGAGATAACCGGGTTGCTCGCGCTTTGCACGCGGTTGGCGTACGGGCGCACCTTGAAACCGGCCGGTTGGCTAGAGGCTTGATACGCGGCGACCGCGGCGCTAAGCGTGTCGTACACCGTGCCCACGTCAAAAGAGGTTTGGAATGTGAGCTTGAGGTGGTACTTGACCACGCCTGGCAGGTCCTGCTCGTAGCACAGTGTCGTCACGGTGACGGGCTTGTTTTCCGCTTGTAGCTCAAGGTGGTGCACGAGGCAGCGCAAGTTGATAGTGGTCAACTCGAAATAAGCGTTATTGAGGATGAGCGGCGTACCCGTGGTGTCGGGTGGGTCACCCGCGGCCAGCGCGCTCACCATCGGCGGTGGTGGTGGCGGTGGTGCCTCTGTAACGTCGTCGGTGGTTGCGGTTGGCATGGGCCTATTTCCTTTCGCTACATATTCACCGTGATAATCACATCAGCGGCCGTCACGTCGGCGCCGCCGATAGTGGTTTTACGCCACCCGCTTTGCCGTGTGGCGCTCGCCACGTGCACCGTGTTCGCCACGCTCGGGTCGGCGGCCAGCACGGCGCACACGAGGCCGCTGAGGGCGTCCACGGTGGCCTCGCCGTTGGGTAGTGGCCCCACACACGTCACGGGCACTTGGGCCGTGTCGAGCGCGAGGCCCGCCGTAGAAAAGGCCACCTCTACCGGCCAGCCCACCACGAGGGCGGGCGGGTTGCACGTTTCGGGCAGACGGTCGAACACCGTGGGCGCGGGCCCGTCCAGCGTGTCGGCCGCCGCTCGCAACGCGTCGGCCAAGGCTTGGGCAAACGTGGCGCGGACGAAACTCACCCGAACACCACCGGGCCAACGAGCGCATAGAGCCGTTCCACGTCAGGATCGGCGCGGCCTACTCGTATGGCGCCCGCGTCGCCCCAGACAATGGTGCCGTCCAGCGAATCGCGGCGGCGATAGATACGCGCCGCGTCCAACAGCGCGGCCTCAAAACATTGGTCAGGCACGTAGCTTGCATCGCTGGGAAAGGCCGCATTCACACGGGCGACGCCATAAGAAATGGCGGCCAGGCGGGCGCTATCTATAACCGCGTCCTCGGCCGGGTCGGGTTGCAAACGCAACACGGCCCGTACGTCGGCCAGTTTCGGCCACCCGGCCGCCATTTCTCGCCCCCCCTAGCCTCGCTGGCCGAGGATGCGCAACGCCGCTGCCAAAGCGATCACGCCAACCTCGACCAACAAGACGATGGTTTGGGTATCGGTCATTACTTGCCGCCGTTGGCCTTTGGTGGCGTCGGCGTGGCGGCGGCCTCGGTGGTGTCGTCCTCGGTCATGGTCGGCAAGCTCGTCACCGCCGAGAGGTCAAGGGGCACAAAGCCGGGTTGGGCCATTGAACCGGCCGCCAGATACCCGCCGTAAGCAACCTGTACGCCGAGGATCGACGGCTCGATCACCGACAAGAGCCCGATGGTTTCCTCGTACACCTCGTAGAGCGAGGACGGCCCGACAATGCACGTCTTGAGCGGGAAATTCGGCACCACGATACGAGGCAAGCCGAGAATGTCGCCGCGGAAATCAGCGAGAGAACTACCGCCGATATCGAAACCGTCGGCCGAATCGCCGCCCACGGCGGCGTCGGGCGGGAGCACCACGCGGTTGGTGTCCACGAGAGAACCGAGCGCGGCCCACACATCGAGCGAACACCAAAGCCGGTCAGGCATCATCTTGGCCGCTTGGTATGAGTGCATGGCCGCGGTGTAAAGCCCCTTGGACCAATCGGCCAGGACCGGCACGGCGGGCAGCGCGGGCGGCTTGGTGCCCGTGGCCGCACCGCTAAAGGCCGTCGCCACCGCGGTCTCGGTTTGCACGGCGTACACCTGCGCGAGGTCGCGCACCAAAATGTCCCACGCGCTCGGTTGAGACCAATCCATATCCTGGCGCGAAATGTCCACGTAGCCGCCGTACGTTTGCTTGGTGAATTGCACGCTGGCGACGGTCATTTTTTGCGACGACAACGCCGTCTTTTCGGCGGCTTGCACGCCAACGGTGGTGTGCACCGTCACCTTGGGCCGGTTGAACACCGTGCCCGGTATGCCACCGAGCGCCCGAGCGCCGCCGAGGGATGAAATAAGTGGGCGGTTGGCGTCAATGAGTGACACCACCGTGCCCACAACGGTCACGGGCAAGAGGCCCGGCGTATCCGCTGTGGTTTGGTCGGCGCGGGTCTGGTAGGCCGCTTGCACCCGCGCCATGGCGGCCTCGTCGCGGGTGCGCTGGCCGTCGCCGTAGCCATGGGCCCGCACGTAGTCGGCCAGGAACGCGCCCGGCGTGGCGTAGTGGCTCGTGCGCTCGGGCCCGTCGAGCCGTCGGGCGGCGACGGCCTCGGGCCGTGGCAGTTGGCTCACCGTGTCGGCGTGGGCCTCGCGCAGCGATTCGAATTCGGCCAGCGGTTGAATTTGCGCATCAAGCTCGGCAATGCGCGAGCGGGCGCCGTCAAGGATGCCGCGCTCGGCCTCAACCAAATCGCGGCCCTCAACTTGGGCCAGGATCGCGTCCATGGTTGAGATTTGCTCGGCGCGTTGGGTACGTAGCGAATCCAATACGGCGTTAGGCATTTGGGTTACCTCGGGTCTCGTCGGGTCAGTGGCGGCGCCGATGCTGGCGCTCGGTTGCCCAATCGGTGCCCTCGTGGTGGGCGGCCCTTAGGTGCCCGGCCACGGGACGGCCGCGAGGTGGACCGGCCGCGGTCTAGTCGCTATCGGCGCATCGTAGACGGTCCACCACGTCACGCCAAGCATCGGCCTCGGTGGTTGGCCGGGCCACCGCGGCACGGGTAAGGGCCTCGTTGTGGCGGGCGCCCTCGGCCAGCGCCGAGCGCACCAAGGTCACCGCGGCGTCGCTGTAGGCGGGCGTGGGCGTCAGCGATACCTCGATCAAGCGGCTTTCAAGCCGGGTCACCAGGTCCATGTGCTCGGGCCCGAGCTCGGGCGCCCAATCGGTGCCGCGTT